GACGAAGAAGTCGATTGCGAAATTCAAATTTGGAAGCCGTTCATTCTCGGAGCGGCTCAGTTTAATCAAAAAGAAATCGAAGACGCACCTACGGTTCTTTACGCAAAGATCATGGAGGTTGTGGATCGAAGAAAGAAACGAGAAGCCGAAGAGAAAGCAGAAGAGTTGAAGTTTTTGGCGAAGCTACTCAGAGGATCCTGATTTTAATCGTATTCAAAAATTCGAATACATAAAGGAAAAGTAAGAATCAATGGCAGTGAGAGAACTAAACATCGCTCTTAAAACAAATCGAGGCGACGCAACCGATGCGTTGAAGGAAGTTCAAGAAGAACTTAACTCCGTAAAAACTCAGTTTGCCGACTTGGGTGGTTCTCTTGATTTATTTACTGATGAGCAGACGGCTGCTTTCAAAGAGTTTGGGGAATCGATCGGAGATAGTATTGCTGGGAAAGCCGATCCCGCAATTTCAGAACTCGCAAAGAAGTTTAAAACTACAGAATCAAACATAGAACAATTGATTTCAAAATCTCGTGAAGATCTGAAACTTGAGTCAGAGTTAGTGGCCACCGCAAAGGCCGCAGGACTCACAGACAAAGAACTCGAAAAGCTCAATCAGGAAATGTCTGATACGGCGAATAGTGCGGGTTCCCTCTCCGGAATGCTCAAACAAGTTGCGGCTATTGGAATTGCTTTCGCGGTGGGATCCTTCGCAACCGCGTCCATTGACGCGGCTGCCGCATTAGAAAGACAGAATGGAATTCTGCAAACTCTTTCGGGTTCTCAGTATCCAAAACTACAATCTGCGATCACACAAACAATTCAAGATTCGAAAGGACTTGCTTCGGAAGGAGGACTCTCCCAAGTTGCGAACGATGCGATCAAAGCGGGTATGTCGGTTGACTTCATTTCCAAAAATCTCTCAGGACTCTCCCAAGTTGCGGAAGTAACAGGAACGGACCTGTCCGCCTCGATGAACGAAGCGTATCAAGCGATACAAACCGGGTCCGACGATTTTCTAAAAAAGAACGGAGAACTCTTCTCTTCCTATACAAAAGAATTCAATCAAATCAATAACTCTGCAATGACGGAAGCCTCCAAGCGTCTTGCAAGAGAAAAGCTGATTTCCACAGCACTCAGAGAAAACTCTGCCCTACAGGATGCGTATGGATCACATTTGAAATCCGCATCCGCAATCTTTCAAGCCTACAATCAAAGGATGGGGGATTTGAAAGAGATCTTTGGAAAAGTTCTTCTCGAAGGCATGAAGCCGTTTCTTGCTACATTCGTGAGTATATTAGAATATTTTACTGTTGGAGAGGATGCGCTCAATCGAGTGAAAGGCGGTCTCGTCATCTTCGGCTCCGTATTCACGGGCGTCTTGGTAGCCATTGCCGCGAAAATGGTTGTAGCTGCCTCCGCAACCGCTGGAGGAATGATTCCCGCTCTTTATGGAATGGCAGTAGCCGGATGGGCGGCAATCGCTCCGTGGATTCCTTTCATTGCGTTAGGCGCGGCTGTTGCCGCAACGATTGCCGCAATCGTTTTGATAGTGGACGATCTCCTCGTTTGGATGGATGGAGGCGAATCAATTATAGGGGATTTCCTCGGTCCATTCAAAGATTTTGATATTAAAAAGTTATTTGGGCAAGCCTTCGACTATCTGATCAATCTCGCCAAAAAATATGGAAAGCTTATAGTTGGGACTCTCTTTCCTGTTTCTTCAATTTTTGCCGCCTTCGATGAAATCGTAGAATGGTTTAAATCACTTCCTAAGATCATAGAAGATCTATTTAAAGACATAGGCCCAAAGATCAAAGAGGCTTTTTCAGGGATCTTGCCTTCCGGTATTTTCAATTTTGGAACACCTGGAAAGGCGGATAACGTTACAAAAGTTCACGATGCCATCATCACGAAAACCGGCAAAGTCATCCACACAGATCCGGACGACAATCTCGTTGCGGTAAAGGACTTAGGATCACTCGGAAGGTCAAAATCTTCCGGAGGCATCTCAGTCAATATCGCAAATGTTACATTAGGAGCTGGATCTCCTCAGGAGAACGCGTCCATTTTTGCGAAGTATTTGGAAAAAGAATTAGAAAAAATAGCGATTAAGCTCGGCCTTTCTGCTGGGCTTTCTCCGGAGGTAATGTAATGGGAATCATCACGGGAAGAGATACAATCGCTCTAACGGATGGAGATACTGAAATCGAGATCAATGTATCGTTAGAAATGCAACACTCGTATCCTGCCGAAGTGACCGGGCATCCGATTGAAAAAGAGAAAGGAAAAACATCGGTAACGGATCACGTCATTCCGGGTCAAAGAGGAATCTCATTGAGCGCGATTCTTTCCAATTCAATCACAATCTTTTCTTTCCGCAATGTGACCGTGGATGAAAAATTAGAAACACTCATTCGTTGGCAAACGAACGGGACGTTAGTTACGCTTCTCGGTTATACAACCGACGGGATATTCACGAAGATACTGTCTCTGCTTCCATCTTTCTTTCGATACGTTCCGCCCGATGATCCGGACAAACGATACTTAGGTAGAACTATGGACGAAATTCCAAACCTGTTGATCGGAGACATTAGTTTTTCTGAATCTAAAGATATGGGGGATGATGTTAGTATGACCCTATCCATTTTCCCGATTCAGATTGTAGAGGCTAAAACCAGGAATCTGAACGCCGTAAAATCCATGGGTAAACAACCGATCAAAGAACATACCAGAGAGGGCAATCCAAATCCGGTGAAGGAGAAGAGTTTTTTAAAAGCAGGAATTCCAGGTAAATAGAAAATGCTTTCACTTAAATACTTACCTTTTCACTCTGAAACCTTTCCGGTTCGTTATGAATACGAAATCGGCGGAAAGGATTTCGAGTTTGAATTCAACTACAACTCGGTTGGTGACTTCATCACGGCTCTTGTTAGGGACTCGGAAGGCAAAATTCTATTCTCAACAAAACTTGTCTACGGAATTCCTTTGAACCACTTCGTAGTCGATGGGTTTCCGAATCATATTAAATTGATTCCATTAGATTTAGACGATCTGTATCGAAACGAGTTTTCAGAAATCTCTGTCAACAGAGACACACTCGGTTCTACGGTTCAAATCTATATCATCGAGAAAACAACATGATCGGAAATCCAAAACTTTACGGTCGTGTTGTTTCTTTGGAAATTCTTCCAAAGACAGGACTTGGAAAAGAGTTCAACTATCCTCCGTTTGACATTGAATTCGAGTCTTATTTAGATAAGTTGAATATAACAAAAGTTTTAATCTATAACACAAATGATGATACGATGCAAATGGTCGGTGCAAAATCAAAAGGTGCAGGATTCCTATATCCCACTGCAATGTTAAGCGCCGGATACAAAGACGAGAACGGACTTGTTATAAGCGGCGAAGTGATTCTTCCCAGAATGAAACAAGAAGGTCCAAATAAGATTTTAGAATTCACTATCTCGGCAAACGCCGGCTCCTGGAACAGTTTCTATATCATGAAAACGTATAACAAGCTTCCCGCACAAACCGTAATCCTCGATATTTTGACTCAAGGCAACATCAAACCGGGATCTATAACTTTAGGAGAAGGTAACGTCATCAATTTCAGCGCAACAAGGTCTTTGGGAGAATGTATCAAAAGTTTCTGTGAGCTAACAAAATCTCAATACTGGATGCAAGACGGACTTTTACACATTTCCCCGCTCGATCCCCCGAGTAAACCCAGCACAATTTTCCTAGATAATACTTCGGGACTGATTGGAGTTCCCGAGAAGAATCAAAAGACTTGGAAGGTTATAAGCCTTTTCCGTCACAAATTCAAAATGAATCAGGTGATTGCTGTGAAAGGTGGAAATCTGGACGGAGAATGTAGAATCGTAAAGGGCAAACATCGCTTCTCTACATTCCAAACTTCGAATTATACAGAGTTAGAGGTTCTTCCACTATGATAACTCTTGATGATGTAATCTTAAAAGCGATCAAAAAGCAACTTGCAAACGTTCAGGTCGGTCTTCCCGGAACGATCGAATCGTTCAATCCTTCAATGATGACGGCTAATGTGAAGCTTCTTTTTAAACAGAAAGACGGACAAGGCGAAGAAATTGATTTTCCAGTTCTTTCAAATATTCGAGTCGGGACTCTTTGGGCCGGAGACTTTTACATTAAACCGGATTACAAACGCGGTGATACGGTTTGGATTTCATTCTCGACTCATGATACGTCAGACGCAGTTCGCGGACTAAGCACTCCTGTTTCCGAATCTCTCTTTGATTTACAAAGTGCCTGCGTGGTATGCGGATTCAAAGGTGAACTGAATCCGCCCGCAATGACCGGAAACTTACCGGGTCTTCTTATCGGACACAAGCACGGTAAATCTTTGATTCAACTCGACGACGATACGATCAAGATTCGAGGCGGCTTAATCGATTTGTCTGAATCATCCGTATTAGGAGAAACTCTATCAGAACTTCTTAAGATGATTTTGGATGTGTTCATAAATAACGCTTCCGCATTTACAACGAATACGGTTCCTGGTTCACCGGCGGCCCTTGCGCCAACTGTAATCACTCAACTCAATTTGAGAAAAGCGGAAGTAGATCAGATTCTTTCAAGAAAGGTGAAGATCGGATGAAAGGGTTGAAAATTGAGAATCGAGACCTCGTCCGAGTGAATGGAACGCCGGTCGTAATCGAAGGTTTAGAATATTACTCTCAACGAATCAGACATTCGATTCGTCTTTCGCTGGCAGAATCCGTCTACGAACCTTTGAACGGAATGGATTGGAATACGATATTTTCAACTAAGATTTCGAGAGAACGAATCCTGCTTGAAGTTCGCAAAGTTTTACAAAAGGACACCGAGACCGTTTCTGTGGATAGCATTGAGATAATCGAAGATTCCGGGACTGATCGTAAATTGAATATTCGATTTTCTGCACTCACGATTTACGGCTTTGTTACGGAGGAAGTGTGATGGCCGGAGTTACAGAACAAGGGTTCATACGTAAATCGAGAGATGAGATTGTCTCCGATTTAGAAACCAAATATCGGACACAACTTGGATCAGACATTGATCTTTCGATTTTGAGCGAGGATGGAGTAAGGTTGAGGATTCTTGCAGATGAGTTAGACGAAATTTATAAACTTGCTGAAGGCATCTTTTATTCCAATTTCGCTCACACAGCGAAAGGTATGTCCTTGGATCGAGTATTGAATCCTCTTGGTTCAGAAAGACAACCCGCAAAGCGCGCGATTGTCAGTCTTCGTTTTTCCGGAGTGAATGGGTCGTTTATAAACATAGGAACAATCTGCCAAACCGGTAACGGGTTACAATTTATTACAATCGAGTCGGGAACTGTTTCGGGTGGAACGGTTCTACTGAATGCACAAGCCTTGAGTTTGGAATACGGAATTTCTGCAAACGTTGGAGCGAATTCCATCACTACGATCAATACGGCGATAACCGGAATTGATACCGTTACAAATCCGGAGCCTGCGAGAGAAGGAAGAGTGATCGAAACCGATTCAGAATATCTGAACCGATTCCTTGAAGAAGGAATCAACGGCGGAAGCTCTGCAGCAAATGTTCAAGGAGCTTTAAACAATATCGAATCAGTAATTTCTGCAAGAGTTTACGAAAATGTCGGTGACTTCGTAGACGCGGAAGGCCGTCCTCCTCATTCTATGGAAGCTGTGATCGAGGGAGGAGCCCCTGCGGAAATCGGAGATTGTTTCTTAAAAAACTGGCCGGGTGGAATTGAATCGATAGGAACAGAAACGACGACTCTGATTGATAACAAAGGAGTTCCTCGGACTTACTACTTCAATCGTCCAACGGACGTTCCCATTTTTGTTAAGATCGACATCGTTCGTGACCTTTCTCTCTGGGAAACTGGTTCTGAATCCATTGTAAAAACGAATTGTATCAAAGTGATTGGCGGTGTCGATACAATTGGACCTATTTCGATCTCTTACAAAGGAGATGGAACCGGTGAAGATGTTTTTGCATGGAAACTGATCGCTGCACAAAGCGGCCTGTCCGAATACGATTCTGTCAAAGTCCTGGGAATCAAATCTATGACGGTCAGGGTCGGCCTTTCGGCACCCGCAACGTTAGACGAACTTCCAATTAGCAGCCGACAAAGAGCTAAGCTCGTTACCGCAAACATACTGGTCAATTTCCTATGAAGACGATCAAAGATATCTTGCAAAAATATCCGACGTCTCTTTTTACTCGTGATCCGGACTCAGAAATCGGAAGGAAATGGACAGCGGATCTCGATTTGTTAAACGAAGTTCGTTCTGCATTAGAATCGATCAAAGGCACAACGGATTACAGAATTCAAAATGGAGCTATTCTTGATCTTATTGGTAAGAATCTTAAACAACCACGGAACGGAATGGACGATTTTAGGTGTCGCATCTTTCTTTCCATCGCAAGGCAGAAGCAGAAATCCAAAGGCGATATTTATTCGATGAACGAAATCGGTTCTCAAATACTCGCTGGAACCGGAACGTTATACGAAATTCAAGAGCTTTGCTATTCCGGTGTTCCGATGTTTTTGGACGGTTCTTTAACGTTGAACGGAGAATATCCACTTTCGGGAAGTTCAAAAAGGCCCGCTACAATTCGAGTTATATTTTCCGGTTCGATTGATTCTGTCGTAGTTAGCCCGGAGTTTAACAAAGCGATCGCTCAAATTCGTGCAGGCGGTGTTCGCTCTATTATAAACTACCGTTTCGAGACTTCGACACTCTCCGGAAAACTATATGGCTCGGCTCTTCGTTCATCTATTTTAGATGGCAGTTGGCCGCTCAACGGTTTTACGATTCTCTCCGGGGCCAATGTCGGAATCCAACCGTATGAAATTGCATTTGGAACGGGTGGACTTGAATCTGGTGTGCCTCGCTCGCCTCAAGATTCGGATACGGGGCTTCAAAATGAAGTTTTTAGGAAGCTCGTTGAAATTCAAAACAATCCAGATGGGACACGAAGTTTTAAAGCGACAATCAAGCAGTCTGAACTCATCGGACAAAGTATCAATGAAATCGGTCTGTTTGATGAGGACGGTGGTCTACTTTTTGTTAAGACATTCCCGTCTAAACCAAAAGACAATCTGATAGTTTATGATTTCATAATAAAAGAGGAGTTCCAATGATTCAAATTTTAGTTAGAGAAAC